CACAAAACGGGGTTTAGCGCGGTTGGTAGCGCGCGTCGTTCGGGACGATGAGGTCGCTGGTTCGAGTCCAGTAATCCCGACTATTTTCTCTTTAAACGGCTGACTATCAAAAATATTGCCCTTGTCGGGGGTATTTTAGCCGGTACGAATTCGGAAAAGTTTTTTAGTTAAATTGTCTCAATAGACCGTATCTGAAAGAAATTAAAGGTATGGTTAAAAAAAATTATCCCCTTAGTTCAAACGAGGCCGCTTTTGACAGCATCATCAGCTGGCGACCTCCAGTTTTTCACCAGAAGTCAGAGTGCTATGTCTCTTTCTATGCCTTCGATCCAAGCCGTGGTTGCCTTCGAAAAAAGAAGATCATGCTTGCTCACATCAAAGGCAAGAGAGCGCAGCGTGCCTACGCCGAGGGACTGATGCGCCGTCTCACAGACCAACTCATGAATGGTTGGAATCCCTGGATCGAGAAAGACCGCCCATTGGAGTACACACCATGGAGCGATGTCATCCTCCAATACAAGGAGTACTTGACCAAGCTATGCAACGAGCACAACTTGCGAGAGGATAGCTATATTGATTATTCCAGCAGATTGCGTATCTTGGAGAAATGGCGTGAGAGCAAGCACATCGAGCTCAACTTCTCTTATCAATGGGACAAACTTGCGGTCAGCAAGTTCATGGACTATGTCTTCGTGGAGAGAAACACCAACGTATGCACCCGAAACAACTACCTCACGTGGCTCAGAACCTTCTCAGGCTATCTCCTCCAAAGAGGTTTCATCAGCACAGACCCGACTGCAGGCATTGCGAGAATCAAGAACAAAGGGAAGAAGAACCGTGATGTCATCCCCGATGATGTCATGGAGCAAATCAGAGACTACCTGCTGGAGCACAACAAGCACTACTTGCTTGCGTGCGAGATGCTGCACTACCTCTTCATTCGCCCAACGGAGCTTTCCTACTTGAAGATAGGTGACTTCAAAATCAAGTCGAAGACGGTGACCCTGCATGGCGAGCACACGAAAAACCGAAATGACGCTGTCGTCACCCTACCCTCCCACGTCATCAAGCTGATGCTGGAGTTGAACATTTTCTCTTATCCCAGCCAGTACTTCCTCTTCTCGAATGATTTCTGTCCTGGGGAGATGAGAAGAAGCGAAAAATGCTTCAGAGACTACTGGCATCTGCATCTGCGCAAAGACCTCGGCTTTGACCCTCACTACAAGTTTTATAGTCTGAAGGACACAGGGATCACCAACATGCTGCGTGCCAACACGGACGTGGTATCTGTCAGAGACCAGGCACGCCACTCCTCCATCCTCATCACGGACATATACACTCCGAAGGACATACAGAAGGCAAACGAACTCATCTTGAACTACAAGGGAATCTTGTAAAAACAGGGGCGGCAAGAAATTGTCGCCCCTTATATATATAATAATGTGTCAAGACATCATATAAAAATATCCCGTCTTGATTGGCTCTATGCCATCATCCTTGATCTCCACCTCAATTTTGGAGCAAACGAATCGTTTGCCATGGAAGACAAAAATCTTGGAAGGGTCTGGGATATCATCTGCGTGGAACTTGATTTCCATGCAGTCGTTGCTATCAATCACAACCTTGCCATGGAAGTCACGGATGCCATCCGTGGTATGCTGCACAAGGCTCAGACTCCACCCCTTTGTCTCTCCGAAGGTTTGTGCCAAATGCACATCGTCTGTAATGGGTATTGGCCAAGCCATGCAATTATCTCCAATGGCATCGTCACAGATGCAGCCTGACGGCAATGCCGTGGGCAGGTCTGAAGGCAAAGGCGGCACAGGATTGTGCAGCTTGTCTCCCAAGAAGTAAATGGGGAGGCATTGATTTTCATCCTCCTCGTCATCGAGGTTGGAATCATCCTCCATGGCATCCTCGACCGTCACATAGCTGTATCCATCATCGTCCGTAGCCTTCTCCTTTGCCTCCGCCTCCTTGTCATTGTTGACAGAGAGCATATATCGTGGTCTTATATCCTTGCTTCCACCCAATATCCCCAACATCCAGTTGGAGAGTATGGTGAAGTCAACATCCATGACAGACACTGAAGCTGGCGAGATGTTGAGCGTGATGCTATCATCGGAGTCTTGGTTTTGGATCAATGGCGAGAACTCGCCACAAGCCACCCAACTACCCTTGGTATCGTCACTCTCATCAGCCTTCCATATATAGTAATTTTGCAAGGTTCCATCAGCATACCGCCGTCTGACAATGGTGGTGCGTTTCTTCTTCAAATCCCATTTCTGTATATTTGGGTCGAGGTTAGGCTGCATCCCATCCAACTCATACACATCAAAGTATGAGAGGATTTTCTGCGGTATCACCTCTAAGCTGTCACGTGCAGCCGTATCGTCAAGGTTATACTCAACGTTGGACGTATCGAGAACATTGAGTGACCCGTCCTCGTCATAGTCAACACTGAACTCATCCAATGCCTCATACTCCACCACGTCACTGTCCAGAAACTCGGACGTATCGAGGATGCTGACCGTCTTCTTCGCCTCGTCAAACTTGATCTTGGCATTGAAGAGCTTGCGGAACTCCTCCAAGAATGTGTATGCCGTCCAATGCGGCAGCGCATGGCGGAACTCGGTGGATTTGTATGCGGATGCGATATACAGACAATTCCAAGGAGCCTTGGCGAAGTCATTTCTCTCCACCTTATAGCCCAGCTCCCACAGAATCAAGTGGAGGATGTATATCAAGTTGGGCTGCACCGCCAAGTTGTAGATGTATCGTGTGCCTCTCTTGCCAAACAACATATTGGCTGTGATGTCATTGGTCTCGTCACGAATAGGTGTATAGACGTATTGCCCCTCCACCCCTATCACTGGTCCAAAAGACAATGACTGAAAGAAATTGTATGTCGTCAACTTGGCGAAGATGCCAGCTATGGCGGTCTCGTCATCCACTTTCAGCAGCATGTCGGTACCCAGTCCGAAGCCATGCACAGCACCTCCCAAGTCCATCTCATCAACGAAAAGTTTGTCGAACTTGGCATTGTACTTGATTCTGGACTTGCCACCCAGAAGCTGTAGCTTGACCTCGTTCTGGTTGATGGAGAGCACTGTGCCGACACCGCTCATGACGAGCAAGCCATTGCAGTATAGCTTGCAGTCATCGTACTTGGCAAGGCGGCTTTTCTTGACCTCAAAGCGAGAGACATTCTTGAAAATCTCACGGTTCTCAAGAATGCTCATCGGGAATGTGATATCGTAGGTGTATTCGCCATCATCGGTGACATACTGGTTGGCGTATGTCACCTTGATGGACGATGTGGAAATGGGATAGGCCTTGCGACCATTGATGATGCATGTAATCATATTACTTGTTACTTAGTATCTTGTCATAATCTTTGAGTTTCTTATGCAAGCCATTGCGTCCGGCAATAGGCAGCTCTATCTCGATGCCATCATCCAGCGTCTGGTTGAGACGGTTGACGGCATCGTTGACGCCATCGAGGGACTGTCTGACCTCAGAATTGTCATTGCTGACATTGACGATAGGCGTGACCACTGCGCTGCCGCCTTGACCGAGCGCACGGCTGATGTCATCTGCGGTGAGCGAGCCAACGGTGTTGGAACGCTGCGCACGGTCTATAAGGTCGAAGGCTGGACGGATGGATGAGTTGTTGACCGCCTGATGGTTGGCGACAAACTCACCCTCGTGGACGACACCAGCCTCACGGCGGTACTGGCTTCCACCTGTATAACCACCCGAATAGTACCCTGCCGCTTCTGCTTGGTGCTGCTTCTTGATGGTTGCTATCTGGAGCATACCAGCTGCCGTGGCAAGACCTGCGGCTATAGGAGCCATGATCCAACCTGTGACAGGTATGGATGCAGCGGATGAATAGGCATTGATGGCTGCCATCGCCGTGGAAGCGATAGCCTGTGCTATCTCAATCTTCATCGCCTTCTTGTTGGCCTTGGACTTGGCTTCCGCCAACTCTTTGTCACGTTTCTCCTCCAACTTTTTCTTTTTCTTGGAGTTGTTGCCAGCCGCCTCAATCTGCTTCTCATAGTTTTTGCTGATGCGTGCTTGCTCCAAGTCTGAGCAAGCCTGAGCGTATGAGGACGCAGCGGAGAGGATGTTGTTGATGCCATTGTAGGCGACGGATGTCTGCTGCACCATGTTATTGAGGAAGTCCGCCGTGACTTGCGCCTTGGCTTGCATGTAGGCGGCATGGTTCTGCTCGTCGTTGCCATACAGTTCCTTGAGCTTCTCCATGGTGTTGGTGTAGTTCTGTATCTGAGAGGTGAAGTAGCTACCGATGCCCCCACCCGTCTGCTGTGCATCGCCAGCAGCAGCCCTTGCACCGTTGACCATCTCTGATGTCTTGGCATCAATCTTGACTTGCGTGGAGCCTGCACCGTGGTCTTGCGCCTCCAGCTGGTTGCGCTGTGCCACAAACTGGCGAGTCAGTTGCAAGCGCATCTGGTCATACTCCTCCTGCTTGATAAGACCTTTCTTGTAGATGGCCTCCAAGCCATTGAGGTACATTTGCTGCTCGGCATCGATGTCTTGCTTGCCAAACTGCTGACGGAGTGATTTCACCATGTCAAGATATGCCTCCTGCTGCTGAAGTTGATGGTCAAGCGATGCTTGCTCCATCTCAGCCTTGGTGTCAAGCCACTCCTCGCCACCCTCGTTGTAGAGTTTGAGACGTTTGCCCATGGCACTGACCTCGTTTTGATACAATGCCTCGTCAAGGGCGATATCGTTTTGGTAAATCGCTGAGTTTTTATCGTAATATTGAGCCTTGATGTTGGCTTCGTTGAGAAGTTTTTCACGCTCAATATCCTTTTCCTTCATCTTGATGATGGCTTCATCGTGCTTTTTGGAAGCATTGACCTTGTCATCAAGGAGCTGCTTGTACTCGTTGCTGTCCTCCCCATAGAGAGCCTTCATTTTCTCGATGCCTTCGAGTGTGATTTTCTCCCGGTCATCGATGAACTGCTGATAAGTCTTTTGGTTGTCAGCATAGGCCTGTACGTTTTCAGCCAACTCGGCATTTGTCTCAGCCTTGATGGTATCACGTTGTTTTTTCTGCTCCTTGCGTGCGGCAGCCTCACGCTTGCGAGCCTCTGCTGCGGCTTTTTTCTCAGCCTTTTCACGAGCCTTGCGCCCCTTCTCAGTCTCTTGATGCGTGCTGGAGCCACCTCCTCCACCATCATTGTCTTCCTTGATTTTCTTGACTTCTTGATTTTGGATGTCTGCGCCGTATGCCTCTTTTATGGCATCTCTCTTCTTGTCAAGCGCTGCCAAATCCTCCTTGGTCTTGGCAAGATCAGCCTTGTGCTTGCTGCGAAGAGAAGCCGTTCCCATATCCATGGACTTTCCTTCTCGTCCAGAGACATGCACCTCGGACTTCGCTTCCTCGGCATCTTTTTGTATTATTTTCTCCTGCTCCTGCTTTTGTATTTCCAAGTCGGCACGCTCCTTGCCTATCTCCTTCAACTTGTCTTTGGCACCTTGCACTTCGTATAAGTGAACCAATGACTTGATGTAGTCATCGAGTGCCTGCTTGTTTTCCTTATACTTGCCTGTGGTCTTGTCGATCTGTGCATTGTAGTTGGGGACAATTCTGTTAAGCTCATTGATGGCTGTATATCTGTCTTTAAGGGAGCGAGTTTCATCCATGGCAACTTTGCGGAGATTTTCGAGTTTGTTTTGCTCCTCGACAATCTGTTCCTGCGCCTCCTTACGTATGTCATTGAGAGCCTCCTGTGCCTTGGTTGCGGCATCAGTCTTGCGTGAGAGATCGATGATGACAGCCACCAAAGAGGCTGCGGCTGCTGCCACTGCCAAATAAGGATGTGCGACAAGAACTGCCCAGAGTCTCTTGGAACCTGCCACTACCACGTTGTTCCAAATGGAAATTGCCTTCAGCTTGACGATATGGACAGTTTCTGCCACCGTCAACGCAATGATGGCTGTCGTCAGCACCAATATAGTTGTGCGGTACTTGATGACGAAGTCAATGAGACCCGACAAGACTCTGACAGTGACGCTTGCAGTAGAAACACACAGGCGAGCTGCAGGATAGAGTTTCTCGCCCAACTCTATGGACAAATCAAGGAATCTCTTCTTAGCCTTGTCAAGTTGCGCCTGCACGCTCTCATTCTGCGTGTTGAACTCATTGATGACGGAAGTGCCGTCCGCATAGGCTTGTGTCGCCAAGTCCTGTGCGGTCTTGATGTCATCGAGATTGTCTGCCAAGACGGTGAGCACGCCAGTGGCACGTGAGCCGTCCATCTTCATCTCCTCGAACATAGGGGCGAGGTCTGCGAAGCCACCTTTGGCACGCATCGCCTGGAGGAACTGTAGCAAGGCGGTGTTGGCATCGGTCTTCAATGTCTTGGCAAACTCCTTGACGTTGAGACCAGCAATCTTGGCGAACTTGGCAGAGTCCTGGAACATCTTGGCCAACAAGTTCTGCACGGCGGTAGCAGCGGTCTCGTCCTGCTGCATATTCTGGTCAAGCACTGATGCGAGACCCATGATTTGTGCTTGCGTAAAGCCAGCCTGCTTGCCCACACCAGCCACACGTGCGGTGAAGTCAACGAGATAGCCTGCGGACGCGGAGGAGTTCTGCGCCAACTCGTTGACGGCGGAACCCGTGGCAAGCATTGCGCCACGCAAACCCTTGGTTTTGTCCTCACCGAACATTTGGGCGAGCTTTCCGATTTGTGAGACCGCCTTTTCGCCCAAGTCATCGCCCAAGGCGACATTGATTTTGTCGGCACCATCGACGAACTCCTCCACGGCAGCGGTCGATGTGATGCCCAAGCGACCTGCATCCTCTGCAAGTTGGTTGAGCTTTTGACGAGGCGTGCGTGTGTCTATACGCTTGAAGTCCTCGTTCATGCGCTCCACCTCGTCCGCCGCTTGACCTGTATATTTGCGGACGTTGGTCATCTCGTCATCCATCTTGGCATACTCCTCCACGCATTTCTTGACGGTGAAGGTGACACCAGAGATGGCGGCGACGAAGCCGAGAATGATGCCCTGCATCTTGTTGAACCAGTCGGCGATGCGACCTATCCAAGACTGTTGCGCCTGTCCCTCGGCACGCACAGCCTCCAACTCCATACGGAGTTTCTTGGCTTGCTGCTGCATCTGCTTGAATGCCTCCGAGCCTCTGTCCATGCCACGCATCTCCTGGTTGAGAATTTTTAGGGAGTATTCGAGGTCACGGACTGAGGACGTCTTCAGACTGCCCAAGGTGGCGTTGACCAAGTCCATCTGTCGCTTGGCCTCATGGATATCCTTGTTGGCCTTGTCAATCTCCCTGTCATATTGTGACATAAGAGTGACCACCCTCTGCTCGGACTGACGGATGCGCTCCAGCTCAGCCTCGACCAACTTCAACTGTGCGGCACGACTGGCATACATGGTGGAGGAGGGGTCGAAGGAGTTCATCTGCGAGCGAAGTGTGCTCGCTGCGAAGTTGAGGTCATTGATGGAGGCGTGCTTTAGGTTGGACACGGTGGCGGTGAGGCGTGAAGCCTCACGCTCAGTGTTGCGTGTCGAGTCCTTCAGTAAGTCCATCTGCGCCTTGACCTGCTCCAACTGAGATCCCAGCTTGCGCAGCTCCATGGCATCGGTGGTCGCCTTCATCTGTCCCTTCAGATGTCGGACCGCCTTCTCCAACTGACCGATGGAAGCGGAGGAAAGGTTGTTGAGCGTCTCCTTCACGCTCATGGTAGAGTTCTTGAATTGCTTCATCTCTCGCTCCGCAGCCTTTAGATCCTTGGCGAGGGATGCGCCTAAACGAGAATCGCCCGCCGAGAAGGCATCTTGCTTAGCCTTCTTGAGACGAGCGACTTTGTCCTCAAGCTCCTTGAGGCGGTTTTTCGCCTCCTCGGAGTTGAGCTTGACGATGGTGGTATATACCTCTTGACGAGCCATTATTGGTTGACTTGTATATAGCTATTATATAATAATGTGGAGTGTGGGTTGAAGTTGATGACCTTGATGTCATAACTCTTGGTGCCCCACCTCCACCACAGGAACTTGTGCTTGTATTGTCTCGCCACCAGGCATTGGAGGCTGTCCCTGGCCTTGTAGGTCAGCATGGAGTCAGCCGTGTCGAGCCTTAGCGAGAGCCATTCATCATTATATGCGAAAACTGAATTTCTTCGGGTCGCCTTCACCGTGTCAGCGGTGACCATCGACATGCGATGGTCTGCGGCGACCTGGCTGAGCCTGAGGCTCAGGTCCTGGAGTAACTTCCTGTCAGCAGCCACGAGCTTGTATTCACTGCGATCCATCTGCATGACCTGCTGCGTGAGGACGATGACGGAGTCACGGATGGTGTCACGCTTCGCTGGCGAGTACTTCAGCTGCAGCTCATGCAACTGAAGTTTCATAGCCTCACTCTCCTCACGCTGTCTTCGATCGAAGATGAAAGTGGCAATGCCGATGATGAGCAGCACCAGCAACAGGGGTGCTGCACCCTTGACCTTAGATATCCAACCCATAAGCCCCTACTTGATGTCAGCGTATTCGGTTATGGCATCGAAGCAAGGACACTCCTTGATGCGCTCCCATGGATCGACCACGCCGTTGTGGTTCTTGTCTGGCGAGATGTCACGATGTCCAAGTATCTTGGCATCCGGATAGCGGTGCTTCAGTTCGGTGAGCAACTCACGGAGGGACTGCTTCTGTGCGTCCGTGCGGTTGTCAATAGGCTTGCCAGTGTTGCTGATGCCACCCATCCACGCCACGTTGATGGCGTATCCGTTGTAGCCCTTGACACCATTGGAAGGCTGCTCCTCGGTCATGAGCTGTGTCTTCTTGCCGTCCTCTGTGATGGCCCAGTGATAACCAGGGTAATGCCATCCCTTGCGTGTGAACTCCTTGAGCAGTGCATCGATGGTCCAAGACCGTCTGCTTGCCGTGCAATGAACAAAAATGTACTTAATCTTTCTCATTATCTTTGTGGTTTAGAAATTTGTTTTTGATATTCTCGAACTTGGCATCTATGGCGATGGCCACACCGAAGATGGAGCCAGCGTACATGAGAGACTGCGCAAAGTACCAGAGGACGTTGTCCGTGACATCGCCCCTCTGCGAGGTGAAGTAGCTGATGTAAACCAGCACGATAGCGAATGACAGCACGACAATGGCCGAGCCGTATTGAATCCATTCCTTAGTATTCTTCTGCATCTTATCTTTTTTGATGCAAAGATAAGATGACAAACGGGGATATAAAAATACGGCTTGACCCGTCAAAAGACCGATCAAGCCGCATGAATTGGCATATATTGTGGCAAAAAATGCTATTGGTATTGACTCCAGTCGATGGCATCCTTCTTGGCCCATCCCTCCTGTATGGCGGTGTCGATGTGCCTCTGGATGGACAGATAAAACGCCTTGAAATCCTGGAGCGAGGAGAACTCCCTATAGGAAGGCTCGTCCTCAGAACCGAGTTTGACCTTGTAGGGCAGGTTCTCGCCCTGCGTCTGCACGGCCAGGTCATAAGCCGCCTTGTAGTTGGCCTGGTTCTCTGCAGAGAGCCAAACCATCTGATTTTGGTAAGTGAGCCCGGACAGAATTTTCTGGTCTGTCTGCTCATTGATATACTCCGTGATGATGGCCTTGACCTGCTGGAGGGTAGGCTTTGCGTAAAGCTGGTGCTCCATGTAGTCAGCCGTGCCGTCATCCTTGGTCTGCACATCGAATCTGATGCGCCAGTAGTCTCTGACGGGATTTGTGCACTCCAGGAGCTTCACGTCAGGGCTACCATTGACTTTTTCCATTATGTGAAAACATATTTTGTTTTACCATTGCCGAATGCGACCGCCTTGATAGTGGTCTCAAACGGCAGCCCATCGTCGATTTCGGCGATCTGGGCAAGCACATTCTTCATTTCTGCGGAATTGGTGATGAATTTCTTCATTTGCCCCCCCATCTCGATTGATACGACACATCGTCCCTCTCCCTCCTTGGTCTTGACATCCAGCTGGAAGTCGTGGACGATGATGTTGAGGTTGACTAACTCACGTATGGAGATGGTGTCACCGGGAAAGTACTTCTGACCATTCTCCGGCTTGTAAGTTACATTGAGTTCCTTGAAAGATTTCATATTCTTTTCTCCTATTAGCTTATTGTTAAGATGATTGCAATCAGCGTGCTTGGTCATCGCCCAGAAGGAAGCCATCAGCTCATGCCTTCTCTTGCGTGACTTGACCTCCTTGATCTTGGCTGCGAACTTCTTCTTGATGCGCTTGCGCAGTCTCACGTGGTCGGGGTAGATGACATATCCCACGAAGTCGATGCCCTCGGTGACCGGATAGATGCGCTCATTGCGCTTGACCTGGAAGCCTATGTCCTCCAGCATCTCGTGGATGGCATCACGGATGACCCAAAGCTCTGCCTTGGTCTCGGCGAACACCAATCCATCGTCACAATAGCGGAAGAAATGCCTCACACCCATGCCGTCCTTCAGAGGATGGTCGAGGTGTATGGACAATATCAAGTTGCCGGTGGCTTGCGATGGGCGAAGTCCGAAGCTGATGCCCTGGGGCAGCAGCTCTATGAGGTTGCCCAGAATGTGGAGCAAGGTCTTGTCCTTGAAGACGTGTGCGTATGCGTCCTTGGCAAGCTGGTGGTCCACGTTGTCGTAGAAGTGGACGATGTCGAACTGATAGGCGTATCTCAGATGCGGATTGTCGTGGAGGGCTTCACGGACTTGGCTCATCAAGTCGTGCGTGCCCCTGCCCACGATGCTTGCGCCCGTGGTGCGTATGAAGCGTCTGTGCAAGTGCCTGTCAACGACACGCATGATGGCGTGGCACCCGATGCGCCTCTCCATGGGGACGATCTGCAGGATGCGGTGCTTGCCGTACTCATAGATCTCTCGCTCCTGGTACTCTGTGACCTTGAACGAGCCATCGGCTATCTCACGCTGGAGGTTTGCTATGACCTCCTCACGTCGAGCCAGCAGCTCACGCCCCTCACGGCACGTCTTGCGGACTGTGCCACGTAGGACCTGGTCGAACGACTCGGACATGTTACCGTGGTCGATGATCTCTGGTATGATGTTGCCGTCTCTCTTCATAGCCTTCCTTGATGGGGTCTGACTTCTTCGAGTCCGATGGGACCTACCAAACTCTACCCACTCCTTGATTTTTCACTCCATGAGTGCGGCGCATCTCCCTCGGTCACTGCGATGCCGACACGTCGGCGGTGCCGTAGAACCGATGAAACAGTAGTCCAGACGCGACCCGAGGTTCGCATTCGAATTCGATGCGTCGTTATTCGCATTCGTGTACGAAACACCGCCATTCGGATTCGCATTGTTGTTGCCCCGATACAGCACACGGTCTTGGGAGACTCTGCCTTGATGCTGCAAAGATAGTTTATTTTTTCCAAATATATGCGAAAAACAAAAAAAATCGACCGCCAAAGGCGGTATTTGTGCATACTCGCCATCGGCAGGTCGATTTCGATTTCATCGCTTTACGCTTTTACGCCACCTCGACTGTCGCCTTGTATCTCGCTACGCTCGACGCTTTGACGATCTTGCCGCGGAAGGCCAGACGCGACCCGAGGCTCGCATACGAATACGATGCGACGTTAACCGCACTCGTAGACGAAACACCGCCATACGGATACGCATAGCTGTAGCCCCGATACAGCACACGGTTGGCATTGCCTGTTATCCAGTGATAGTCACCGTAATAGGTCGTAGCGGAGCCACCGCCCGAACCTGTGGCGATGACATCACCGAATCTGCCGTGATAGACGGCGGTCACCCAGATGCTACTGTAGCCAGAGACCTTGATGTACCTGTAGGTGTTCTCGTCAGAGAAGATGCGCAGCATATACTGGTGTGCGCTGTCGTTAGGCATGTCGCAATTGTCCACGCACTCCGACTTATGACCATAGATATCCTCATAACCGAGGCAGCAAGTGCAGTTGACCTGCTTGACCGTGGCGTTGCCGCTCTCCTCATCACCATCCACATACCAGGCGTACTGATGGACACCACCATCGACCATGCTGTTGGTGACGGATGCGTTGATGGCCTTGGCGGCGACATAGCCGACGGTGTCGGTCATGCCACGGCTCATGGTCTCTCCAGTGGTTCGCACATTGGAGTGCGAGCCTGCGCCGCACTGCTCCTGGCTGTTGAGACGGCCATACTTCATGTAGAAGAGATTGGCGATCTCGCTGTGCATGCCGAAGTCTATCTGCTGCATGCCCCTCAGTGCGGAATAATAGTGGAAGTCGCTCCACGGCATGTTGGCTGTGGAGGAGCCTCCCGTGACGCAGGCACGGAGCTTGTCGCCCACGACCGTGCTCTTGACGGCGGCGCAGAGGTATTCGTCCACCTCGACCCAGTCAGGCTCCATGTCCTCTATCTTGTCGGAGTTGCTGAGCACCACCTTGTCGCCCGGTGTCTTCGACCACGTGGTGGCACAGAGACTGACGGCTCCATCCGGTATGTCGGCGATGATATACTGCCCCTTCTCGAAGGTGAGGTTGATGGTCGGCACGAGCACGTTGCCGATGATGCTGCCGTCCTCGGCGAGGAAGATGGAGCAGAGCATGTTGGAGCCAGGGGCTGCAGGGAAGCGCACCCTCTTGTAGCCTGCCACGTCAAACTTGATGACCGCATAGTTGGCATCCGCCGCATAGGACTCGCTGAGGGTCGGCTTGTTGGCGATGAGCTTGAAGCCGTCACGCCAGCCGCCCTTGGTGAGCTTGATGTCGTCGATGGACATCTGCACGGTGTCCCTTGACACGCTCGGTGTCGTGGCATTGGTGCTGAAGCAGTAATAGTGCTTGCGGTTGAGATAGTCGTTGATGCCCTTGAAGAAATGGTGCGGCTCCAGCATCATGATGTCACCCTCGGTGCTGTCGAGCTTGGCGGCAGAGCAGTCACGCAACTGCTTGGCATCCGCATAGTAGTTGGAGTCCTCGTCGTGGAGCGGATAGTATGTCATCTCACCGTCGGGCTTGTTCATCACGGTGTCTATGCCAGCCATCTTGACGTTGACCTGCGTGGCCTTCCTGGTGACCTTGGCGAGGACACGATGACGCTTGGCGAGATATGCCTTGATGTGACCCGATGGCTGGTATGCGTTGCCATACTTGTATCCGGTCTCGTTGTCGAGGTTGCTGACGTGTGCGTCGTCAGGCACGGAGTCATCGAACTCTATCACGGTGTATGGTGGCTGCATGATGTTGAGCTCAGGGTAGTGCGCCTGGTATCTGGCGAACTCCTCGTCATCGATGTAGGACGTGAGCTGGTAGGAGCCCACGAGGCGGCAGGTGTCCACGTTGCCGCCGCCCTCATCGACACCGCCCATCTCCATGTACTGTCGGAGCAGCGAGCCATCGCCCTCCTCCTCGATGCCAGTGACACGGAGGTGCTTGACGTTGGGGCAGCGTGCCATCAGCTGTGTCCAGTCGATGCCCGGGCAGCTGTCCACCACGAGGCGTGTGACGTTGTCCGTGCCCTCCAGGGTGAGACCGCCCATCTGCAACCTTGGCAGGTATTCCAGGTCGAGCGTCTGCAACGAGGCAGGCAGCACCGCCTTGGAGAGCAGCGCCCCCTTGGCGAAGGTGGCACCCGTCAATGCGGTGTCGGAGGCAAGGAACGACTCCAGCTTGGTATTCTTTGAGAGGTCCATGCTCGTGAGCTGCGGACTCTGGAGACCGCCCATGTTGATGGAGCGGAGGTTCTTGCACCCATCGACGATGATATTGTTGAGCGTGGTCTGTGTGCCGGCGCAGCTGATGTCGAGCGTGCGGAGAGCCGTGAGGTTGCTGAGGTTGAGCGTCTGCAGGATGGCGTGGCTGACATCGGTGAGGTCAAGCCCCATGATGCGTGACGCACCATATATGTATTGTGGGTCGTTGACGATGAGGTCGGTGTCGAGGGTGAGCTGCACCTGCGCTCCCTTGTCGAATGCGAGCACCGCACTTTGGTGTGGCGTGCCACTGGTGTAGCCGTAGCCGAAGTAGTAACGCTCCGACGAGGTGATCTTGATCTTGCGGTTGTCAGAGCCGAACTTGTAGCCGAAGTAACATCCGAAGCTGTCCTTGCGGTAGGTGCCGCAGACATACTGGCTGTCGAGGAGGGCGAAGCGGTTCTGTATGGTGAAGCAACGGTGGGCGTATCGGCTGCCCTGTAGGGCATAGAGATAGTCGTAGGTCGTCGTGCCCTGCGAGGTCTTGATGCCATCGACGAGCGGCGTGACATACTTGAAGATGCCATCCTTGTTGTAGATGCGCTCACACCAGTTGCCCATCTGTTCCTCGTTGAAGACCTTCAGCACGTATTCGAGCGACATGTTGCTGCGGATCTTGTCAGCCACCTCACGCAACTTGTCGGGGCAGGCACGCACCAGCTCCCAGAGGACGCTGTTGTGACCGGCGAAGGCATAGCTGCCGATGGAGTCGTCAAAGGTCTCGTGCGTGATGGTGTAGTCATACTTCAGCACGGAGTCGTTGCGCACGCCGAAGAGGGTATCCATGTCGTAAGGGATGAACATCCAGTGAAGACCATCCCACGTAACGAGCATCATGTTCTTGGCACGGCTATCGACACCCATGAAGTAGTCCGTGACGAGGTACCATGCGAACGGTGCGTCATTGAGGAAGTACTGGTCGTACTCCTGGAGGAACTTGGAAGGGTTGCCCTTGCAGGAGTATATCCACTGCCAGAGGCGCAGCACCGCCGCCTTGTCATCGGCATCGGCGGTGTCCCAGGTCATGTCAGCCTTGTAGCGGAACTCCAGGGCATCGTCGAAGCGTGTGAGGTCGCCCGTGCCGAAGAGGCAGATAGGCTCGGAGTTGTTGAGGAACTCCAGGCAGACGCACTTGTTGCGCTCGCCGTTCAGCGTGGCTGCGTCATTGAAGCCCTCTATGCCTTCGAAGCCATAGACGATGGCAGATCCGGACTTCTCGTTGTTGAAGTTGTACTTGCCGAGGTATGCGTTGGTACCGTCCCCATTCTGGTCATAGAAGCAGTCGATAGGGAAGCCATCGACACCTATGCGCACGTCGTACTCGCCCTTGTATGCCTGCTGTGGTGGGGTGAGCCATCCGCACTTCTTGAAGACATCGTTGACGATGCGCACCGCACCCGTGTTGTGGGTGGATGACGAGTCGGAGAAGTCCGCCTTGAGACAGAAGATGTCGATAGGCCTTGCACCCGGCTTGAAGGAGTAGAGGAAGCCCTCCTGCAGCACTCCGTCCACGAAGAGCTGCGTGCCATACTTCTCGCTTCGGCTCATGTAGATGCGATAGTTCTTGCGTGGGTATGTCGTGGAGGACGTGCCCTGGATGCGGAGGCCGCACTGCTTGATGACGAAGTCGTACTTCTTGCCGTATGGCGAGTAGAAGTAGATGTCAACCGGTATCTCGAACTTCTTGTTGTTGGTCTGGTTGAGGAGGTCGATGTCGCCCACGATGCGCATCACGCCCTTGCCCTTGGCACGCAGCTTGTCGATGTCCACGTCCGTGCCCTCGTCGTTCATCACGGCGTTGTTGGAGAAGAGCACCACCATCTCGTCAGATGTCTTGCAATCAACGATGTAGTTGGCCAGCTCCTCGTCATCGCTGACGGCACGATTGTAGATGCGGATGTTGCGAAGCTCCACGTCCGCATCATCGGAGAGGACACGGATGTCCACTGGCTCGGACTGCACCATGGAGTCGGACTGTGCGTAGCGCACGGCACCGGAGAGGATGCCGTTGACATACAGCTCCAGCAGTCGGTTGCCAGCCTTGGCGGACACCACGAACGCTATCTTGAGGTTCATGCCAGATGCGAACTTGGTGCTGACCTCCGTGCCCGATGCCGTGCGGATGCGAGCCTCCTGGGTGGTCATCTGGAATCCCACGCCGTCCTGCATGCAGTCGAGGATGATGCCGTCACGGTCGGTGACGTTGTCGCACATCAACTCCATCTCGAAGGTAGCCCCCATGGCGGTGGCATCCGTGGCGAACGGCTTGAAGCCTATGTCTATGGACGCACCGTTGGTAAGGCGCAGCGCATCGCCCGTCCAGCCGTTTGACGACCAGTCGAAGCCACTGAAGGCGGTGCTCACATCACCGCTCTCCCAGACGGCAGGGTTCGCCTCGCTGCTGGAACGCCCAGAGGCAGAGAGCTTCAGCAGCAAACCCGCCGTGGTCTCGGCGATATCGACTCCGCTCTTCTCCACCTCCACGAAGAAGCGGTAGCTTGTCGCACCGCACTGGAAGGTCATCTCCACCGTGCCCTCGTCGAGGAATCGGTTGGTGTAGGTCTGCATGGTGCGTGGCACGCTCACCGTCTGTGTCTTGATGCCGTCACGGAGGACGGACACCGTGGCTGGTGTCGTCGTAGGGTCATAGACCACGAAGTCGAATGACATCTGCTCATACTGCCCAGCCTTGACGGTTGGCGTGAGGTGGGTGTCGGTGAAGATGGTGCCATCATCGGAAATGATCTTGGAGCCGATGTACGGCGCATCCGTGCCACCGCACAGGATATCGAGGTAGATGCTCTCGGAGCGGAGCGTGAGTGTCGGGCTCGCCTCCATCTCAGCCACCATCTGCAGCGTGTGCCTTCCCTCGTCGAGACCGGTCATCGAGAGGTTGAAGCTGCCGTTGGTGGTGCCAGAACGTGTCACGGTCTGTGCGTTACGCTGCTTGCCGTCCACGTAGAGGGTGACCACCTTGTTGCCCGATCCGCTGACGGCGAACGGTATGGATATGGTGGCGTTGGCATCGTAGCCGCCCTCGGCGACGCAGTCGGCGATGTTGAAGGAGGATGACAGGGAGAGCGACACCGCCTTGACGGAGACGTATGCCTGCTTGGTCTGCCGCTTGCCCGTGGTCGGGTCCGTGGTGGAGGCGATGACGTAGATGTCGGTCGTGCCTATCTGCAGGTACTTGGTGAGGTCGAGCTGGTAGGATCCTGCGCTGACATCCTCGATGTTCTCGCTGTAGATGGTGGTCGCACCGAGCTTCATCTGTATCTGTATGGTCGCCTTCTGTCCGGTCGATTGCCCCTTCTCGTCACCACCGCTGTATTGATGGTCGTAGGTGTAGGTGAGCATGGCGTTGTCCCCTTTCTTGATGATGGCGTTATCCACGATGGCAGATATGAGCACCTTGGTGGTCATGGTCTCGCCTCCGCCGCCACCCGAACCCATCGGAAGGTCGAGCGTGGTGATCTCTCCGCCGTTCTTGTTGCGGAGCGAGACATGGACGGACGTGCCGTCATCGCTGACCTCCACGTCGCTTGATGCAAGGGTGCTGCCCTCTATCTCGTTGAACTTGGAGGCGATGGCCTTGTTCTGCACGGCATTGGTGCTCTCCTGGTCAAGCGTCTCGTCCACCTCCACGGTAGGGATGGTGATGTCTATGTTGCCCGATGCGTCTGGTGTCTTGCGCTCTCCGTTGACGGTGACCTGCTTGACCGTGCCGGCACCGCCGAAGTCCTCCCACGATGCCGCAGACTCCCATGATGTGATGTCCGTGCCGACGAACTGCTTGGTGACCCACTTGCCCACGGCGGTCTCAAACGTGATGCAGAGACCCTTGGAGCGGTTCTTCTCCGGCACTGCGGCTATGGCGGCGTCGAGGGTGTAGAAGCCAGACTCCAGCGGCACCTGGTCCGTGACGTTGAAGGTGTTGCCGCCCTTGCCACCAGCCGATGACTTGATGTGCTCTTTCAGGTCATCGCTCAGCATGTCCTCCGATATGCCGCCCTGCTCCAAGGCGTTGAAATGCTCGGTGGTTTTCTGGGCGAGTGCGCTGATGTTGTCGGCGAGTGCCTTGTTGGTGCCCGTCTGCGATGAGATATGCTGCGAGAAGGTCTCATCGTTGGCACGCATCTCTGCCAAGCCCTCGGCGAGGGTCTTCTTGGTCTCTGGGTCGAGCACCGCCTTGGTGGATGTGGCAGGCAGGAACGCCTCGCCCTTGTTTTGCAGCATGCGCACCTTGGTGGCCACGAGCTGCGTGATCTCCGTGATAGGGTCTGACGGCGAGACGTATGCGGTCACGTCGATGGTACCGCCGACATTCCATTTCTCGGATGTCTTGGTCCAGGTGCCAGCGGTGGTACACTTATAGACCAGGGCGTTGGCAAGGTCGCCGACAAAGGCATAGTCGCCCTTGTCGGGGTTGGGATAGGTCGCCTTCAGCTCCGCCTCATTGGTGAAGAGGTACTTGCGCTTGTTGGTCTGCTCCAGCTCCGTGATGGCCGTGAGTATCAACCCGAAATTCTCGTTGACGGCATCGACCACCTTTCCGAAGGTCGTGCCAGAAGAGGGGACTTTATTCAATTCGTTCATTGTATGTGATATTTAATGTTATTACCAGTCGCGTGGACATTTGAACTGCACCCAGCAGCCCTTGTTGGCGTTGTCTGACGACACGAGGTTCTTGGTGAACACCAGGATCATCGCATCAGAGGCGGACTGTATGCAGAGAGTCGTGGCGTGTGCGCCTTGGTCGTGCAGGATGTACGGCGTGTGCTCCACACCATCCGCATCGGTGTACTTGCCCACCGTCACGTTGACGGAATTGTCCTTGGAACCTCCGTTGCCACGCTTGACGAAGAGCACATGCCCATCATCGTAGGGCTGCATGTCGGGAAGCTGGTATGTGCAGTCGGTATCTAGAAGGATGGCGACATTGGTCTCCAAGGATATGGGCGTGTTGCCCGATGCGCGCTTGGTGTAGATATCCGTCTTGAGCGCAAGCCCAGAGGTATAGCCGCCGCCAAAACTGAGCGCACAGGCTCCGCCCTTCTTATTGCGGACACTGAGTACCATGCCATATCTTGTCAAGATGTCATCCACGTAGTCGTAGAGACGTGCGAGGATGGCTGTGCCGAGCGTCTCCCACTGTCCAAGGATGGCTTGCCTGTCCTTGCCGTTGAAGACGATGTACTGGTCAGCGAGGGTCATCTTGCCCGACTTGCCGAGACCGATGTCCGTCTTGCCGTCGTCATCCTTGTTTTCCACGACAGCCGTGCCTATGCTGCCTTGGTTGATGTCGAAGCCGCCGATGGTTCCCTTGCTTGCCTCAATTTCCCCCTTGAGCTTGGCGTTGCCGTCCTCGTCGATGGAAAAGTTGCCATTGGGAGAGCGGACGGACTGGAGCACGCCGCCCTTGGCGTAGATGTAGCCATGGAGGATGATGTCGTTGAGGATGGCACGACCGCCGTGGGTGATGACGAAGGAGCACATCTCCTTCAGCTCCTCGTCAGTCGCCTGGTAGCTTGGGTCGTTGATGTACTTGCCGATGGTGTGGAATGCCTGCGAGAGGCTGCCGCCGCCCCAGATGAACGGTGAGTTCTTGGTGGCTGCATAGCCGCTCATGCCACCGGTCTCCCTGACCATCTTGCCGTCGCGGTATTGGCCGACACGGAGGTCCTGTGTCATCACAAGTCCTCCGTTGACGGTGGTCTTCGCCTCGGTGATGGCGGTGGAGAGGTAGCGGAACGCCTCGAAGTCTGCCAGCGACTTGTCGTTGTCATCGTAGGCGGCCGTCCACTGGATGGGCAGGTTGCCTTGGTTGAGCGTGATCTCCATCACGGTCGCCGTGGTGTCAAATATGCGAAAACGGAGGTCATCCGCATCGGTGCAGGTGAAGATGACCGAATATCTCTTGGTCTCATCGGTCAGCTCGATGGTCTCGCTGTAGCCTCCCACCGTGAAGTGGAGGACCGAGCCACGAGCCTTGAAGGCGAGGGTGTATTTCTCACCCGATATGAGGGAGGAGAGTTGCTGCGCCATGCCGCCGTCTGTGAGGGTGACGGCATGCCCCGACTCACTCTCCGAGGTCTCGATGAATTCGGCGTTTTCTGCCTCCCACCCCTTGGCGGAGTCGCTGAAAATGGTGGTTTCATCGGTAATGTCCATGTCGGCTTGCATCTCTCGGGAGGTGTAGTCGCCCGTGAAGCCCGAGTTGCGGAGGAGGTTGCCACTCTTGATGCCAAGGTTCTGCAGCTGCTCGATGGGCGTACCGTCAGGGAGCGTGGTGCCAGGCTCGAAGATGGCCTTGCCCTTGAAGGTGGCTGTCTTGGTGAGCGGATCGTAGGAAATGAAGTTGGACTGCTCACGGTCGCCCACGTAGTATGTGCCATAGATGCGAGAGTGGAACTGACCGCCCTCGAAGCCCTCGTCCTTGACCTCGCAGTCAGAGAGGGAGAAGGACGTGATGCCGGAGTAGTACTTGGTCGAAGGTGCGTCCTCGGCGGTGGCTGAGAGGATGATGGCTGACGTGCGGACTGGGTTGCCTGCCTCCAGGCATCCGAGCTGCACGATGTTGTCGCCAGTCTCTGGGATCCCCACGCCATCAAACTTGCCATCCTGGTTGGAGAGGATGATGTAGTCATCGCCCACGCCAGTCACCAGTCGCCAGTAGTACTTGGTCGATTGGTAGGACGAGGAGCCTGCGGAGATGCGGAAGGTCTGGCATCGTGCCTGGTCTCCCACGATGAACTCCTGGTATGTGGTGCGCTTGCCGTCGGTCTTCTCGAAGTAGCACTTGTAATAGGTCGGCGTGCCAGCTGTGATGACACGCCCACGGCTGTTGAGCCACTCCACCTTGGAGCATACCATGGCGGCTGCCGTCAGCGCCATCTCGCCACCCACGTGACGAAGTTCCTTGACGGAGATCTCTCGAAAGTAGGCTGCACGGCGTATGGTGATGAAGTCAAACTCGGCGGTCGATGTGCCGTCACTCGACACGGAGACAGCAGCACCCGAAGCCTCTGGCTTGTAGCTGCCGAATGTGGTCTTGGTGCCATTCTCGCCCAACTGCGTGTCACCCGACACGAAGAGAGATGCGAGCTTGGCGAGTGCCGATGAAACCAGCCCCTTTGCGAAGGTGATGATGCCATGGGCGGTATCGTCGTGCTCACGTGAGAGGTATCGGGTGTCCTCCACCTCGGTGTTGAAATGTAGCAGGGAGAGGAAGGCGTTGCCTATGCGCTCGGCGGTGTTCGCCGCCTTGCGCCGCTCGTCACGTATCTGCTCGAAGTCCTGCTCCAGCTTCTGCTTGGTCAATTGGTCTGCCATATTTTTCTGTGCAAAAATAATGATCGAAAAAAAATGCGAGAAATACGCCTATAGGTTTCGGGCTGCGCCGACACCGCTGAATATCTCGTCGAGTGCCGTGGCCATCAAGCCGTTGTATGTCTCGCCATAGAAGTCCGCCTCACGCTCGTTGAGTCGCATGACGGAGGAGTAGTATTTCTGGGAGAACCAGTCACGGCGGCCCTTGGGCTTGCCACCGGCTATGCGTCCGCCCCATGCCGGACCCACCTTTCGTGGCTCGTCCAAGCCCTGCTCCTTGCGGTACTCCTCGCCTAGGAAGTTGAGGTCGCCGCCATTGATGCGGTGTATCTTGACACCGCCCTGCGCCTTGGTCCACTTGAACCACTCGTGGGCAGGACCCACGCCAGCGGCGACATAGATGCCGTACTGGAGGAAGTTGTGCTCGATGGTGGTGACGCTGCCCTCCTCGATGCGTGCCTTGATGGACGAATAGAGCGCACCAGTGTCGATGGTGCGCAGCTTCTCCATGCGTTCACGCCAGAACACGCCCATGGCATCCGCCCACCCCTTGTGGTACTTGCGGAGCTCGTCTATTGCTTCTGCCATAGGCTCTCGTCATATTGGAGGTCAACAGGCTCGTCGGAGGTGACCATGAAATAAAGCCCGGTCACACCGTTCATGCTCCATCTGCCCAACTCGGTGGAATAGACGTGCGTGAGGTCGAGGAACTCCAGCTGGTCATCGTAGATTTCCAGCTCCTTGTCATGGAGGAGACGGCTGAGGAACTGTCTGAAGATATATCTGCAGATGTTCAGCTTCTGCTCACGGTCAGCCATGTCATCCTGCTTGTAGGCGGCGAGGATCCACACGGTGAACACGTTGCGGTCGAAGAATCCGTCTCCCACGGAATGGGTGTTGGAATCGACCGTGTCGGACACCATGACGAAGTTGGCGGTGCGGCGGAACTGCTGCATCACGCCCTGCACGGTGTCGGGACCGCTGCATGTCGTTGCGACAAAATTATAAAGTCGGCAAGTGACGTTTTCCTCGGTCAGCTGCTTGAAATATGCGATTGCATCGAATTGTTTCTCAGTCATGGTCTCTAATGGTTTTGGGTTTTCTGCTTGAATTCCTCTGCCTCCCTCGCCTTCTCATCCAGCTCCGTGAGCGCAGCCCAGCAGTCGGTCTCGAAGACAGCCTGCTGCTTGGTGATGTCACCGTCGGTGAGCGCACGGACTTGTGCACGAATGCCCAGGGATATGTCCTGCTCTGAAGGTGCACCGCCCTCCTTGGAGGACTTGAAAAAATGTGGAAAGTTGGCGGCGGCGAGAGCCTTGAAGTCCGAATACCATAGGAATGTCGCCAACAGCTCTTCTGGAGTAAAGGTAACAGTGTCGTCACGTTCTCCACCACTTGTGCGGTACAGAATGTAACCGAGTTGGGCAAGAAACTTGTCTGCTCGGCGCAACAGATAAAGCTGGTAATATTTCTCAGCAAAGAGGTAGTCCTGGAACGAAATCTTACGGATGCTATCAACGGCGAAAAGTCTGTCAGAGATTGAATCGATGGGCTTAAATCCTCCGAATCCATCGAGAAAGTCAAGCTTGTCGAGGAATCCAAGGACTTGCTCGGTGCTGAGGTAGAAGACCCTGCGGCGGACCTTTCCCCCTTGCCTGGAATCACTAACGTCATGGCATCTAACCTGGCATTTCCATCCTGTGCGTGTCTGCTTGATGATGTCAAGTCCTGCGACTCGAACCAGGAAACAGGTCTTGATGACGACCGGCTCGGAATATCTAGTGAGAAGGAAGAGCGCATATCGAAGCTGAGACTGCGTGAGCTTGTCCCAAGAATCAGGGACTGTAAGCGAGATATTGATTTTTCCATCGTTAAATGAATATGTAGGCAGGGTTTGACTTCTTATTTTCATACGGCTTGAAATGGTTGCGTCGGTACTCGGATGATGCGTGATAGGGAGCGAAGGTGTCCGCATCGGCATCCATCAATGTCTGGAGCCTGTCAAGGAGGCTCTTCATCTCGTTGGGCGTGAAATTGGCGGTGTCGGAATAGCGAACCATATAGGAGCGCATGAGGTTGACCGCCTTCTGCATAGGTTCCGTCCAAGGCTTTCCGCTGCGGAGGTGAGAGAGCAGCGCATCCATCTGCTCGTTGGAGATGCGGCGGCGCAGGATCTCGTCTGCTGTCTGGATATGTGTCTGCGCCAGCTGCCAGTCGGACGTGGTCAACTGCTCCAGCCTCGCCTCCACCTTGTAGTCCTGGTATCCCCAAAGCAAGGTTGGCACGCATCTCTCGCCAAACGAGCTGCACCCCCAACCATGAAGCGAGCCAAGGAGCGTGAGCACCGCCTGTTCCTTGGCGCACTGCCACGCCTGGCGGACTTGCTCCACCAGGCTCTCCACACGTGAGGCGGAAGCTGGCGAGACCTCGCCGTTGCTCACCACGCCGAAGCCTGTGGGGGTGAGAACGAGGTCGAGGTGTCGAACCACGGAGAGGAAGGCCTCAAGGCACACCCATCTCTTCAGCAATGGCTGAAAATCCTCGGTTTCATCGAGGTGCTTGATGCCATCGCTGCCAATGAAGAAACTCTTGATTTTGTCGTATGCCCCGATGAAATGGGGCTTTACGGAGTCATAGACCTCCGAGTGCGACGAGGTGGCGACCAAGATGGCCTGCTCGAACTCGTCCTTGCTAATTTCCATTTTCATTGTCTTCAGTATTGCTAACGGTTGATGTCTGTTGGTCCTTGTTCTTGTCGAGGGTGGTCAGCTCTATCATCGGCACATCGACGGTGATGTCACGGTCTGACCATCCATTGTAGTGCGCCACGACGTGATAGGGCTTCGCCATGATGTCGTGGCACGCCTTCTCCAGCGACTGCTTGAGGATGAAGAGCTCACGCTTGTCGGATCCTGAGTTGTTCATCTGGCTCTTGCCTGGCGTGGCACCGATGAGGTTGGGATGCACGCCTAGGGCGAAGCAGAGGGCGTTGGAAGCCTCGCTCATGTCATCCGCCCAGTCGCCGCCCTCCTTCTGCCCCGACTCGTTGAGGTTGATGATGCGCACCATGCGCTGCTCCTTGCCGTTGGGGTCGAAGTAGTAGCCCGTGATGAGCGCCTTGCCGGCGTTCTCGGGACCGCAGACGAAGTTGATGATGTTGTCACGCTCCTCCTTGATGCGTTCCATGCGCTCCACTGGGTCGATGATGCCCTCCTCGTTGCAGAGGTTGTCCCAGTACTCACGGTGCACCTCTATCTGTATGCGAGGGGCTGAGGTGTTCTTGATCATGAACCTCTTGCCGATGCCGATGAGACGGTAGATGTCGAACCAGGCATCATCGAAGATGGCGGTGTAGTATGGGATGGGATAGAACTGGAAGCCCGGTGTCGGGATGCGTGAGACGATGGCGAACTTGCAGTTATGGCCATCCCTCGGAGGCTTGCCCGTCACCCCGGTGTATGGGTCGGGAGCCTTGCCCATGCGAGCCATCAGGTCGCCCAGTGGGTCCCAGTAGTCGAGGAGCGGAATCATCTCCGCCTCCAACGGCGACATCGACTTGCGGAAGTCGCCGAAGAAGACGTGTGCTATGCGCCCCGTATTCTTGTCGGGTCGTTGGAATCGGCAGTAGGTCACGTCCTTGTGGCGCATCTGCACGATCTTGGCGTGGTCACGGGAGAGGATGATGACGGTGACATTCCAGAAGAAGAACTTCATGTCGGTCGCCTGCTCCATGAACACCTCGTGTATGCTGTTGCGAAGGCAGAACTCACGGATCTCGGGGTCTGTGGTGTCCTTCATGGTCTCACGGTCCACGAAGCGGATGCCCTGTCCATAGCAGCACTGCACGTTGAACGCCTGCGCACGCATGGCGACCATGTTCATCCTCAGGAGCCTCTGCAGCTCGTATGGTATGGAGTCATCGTCCCCATATCTCACATACTCATAGTCCCTGCCATCCACGGTGATGGGCGAATAGGTGGCGTCGCCCACCTCCCCCGATCCGAGGAAGGAGGTGTCGGAGCCATACTGCGAGGCGATGGTCGCCTCGTTCCTGGTCACCCCATGTACGCCCGAAGGCATCAGCATGTATCGCTCCTTGTCGCCGTTTTGGCTGACACGAGCCATGGTGTATTTGTTCTTGCTCATAGATATACTGGTAATCCTAAAAAGTTGAAGATGAAGACATCGGGAAGCGTGTGCACCTCCCCTGTCTGTGGGTGCGTGAGGCGGTGGAATCCCCCTCGCCAGCTGCCGCCCGAGACGAGCCATCCGTCATAGTCGATGGCCCTGCCGTCGGTGGTCCACGCCCGAAGCTTGACGGTGGCGTGGTCACGGTGTGCCTGGTCCATGATGCGCAGCACCTCGTTGATGTGATATGCGGTCTTTTTCATCAGTTGAATGTATTGTCAAACGTGTTGTCGAAGATGCGACCCGCACGCCTCATGTCGAGCACGTTGTGCTGGCGCTGTGCGTAGGAGTAGCTGAAGGTGAAGCGTGGGATGGTGTCGATGAGGTTGTCATTGTCGCTCTTGGAGTCTGAGATGGTGACCCTCTTGCCCACCACCGCCTCGCCGTCGTAGATGTTGACCAGATAGACCTCGTCCGAGCGGAAGAGGTCATCCGCCCAGTTAGCCATCGCCACGGTGAGCGGACCGGTGTCAGCCTTGAAGGTTCGCTTCTCGGTGATGCGGTAGTTGAGGGTCTTGCCCCCGATGGACGCGCTGTCTCGTGTGTATTCGGGCGACACCTCGTGCTTGCCTGTGCAGTATATCAGTTCCTGGCACCCGAAGGAGTTGGTGAATAGGAGTATCGGGGCGCAGTCGGGCTGCCGCTGGTCAACGATGAACGTCTGCTTGCGGCTGCCAGCCTTGACATCGAGGTAAGAGAGGGTCTTGCCCTTGATCGTGAAGCTGGACGGCGACACGTCGATGGTGGTGTATTTGGCGTTGCCACCCACCACCTGCGGCGCGAAGAGCAGCCTGGTGCCATCGGTGTAGTATGCCGTGACGGCGGCGGGGTCTGTGCCGAGGTAGTGCAAGTACTCCAGGCGACCCAGCGAGGTCGTCTTGGTATCTTGGAGGATGGTGAGGAAATGGGTGTCAGTGAAGTCCTGACAGTCGATGTCGGGGATGTCAACGGTGGCGTAGAGAATGCGCAGCTTGCAGGTTTTCTGGTCGCTCTGCGTGGCACCGCCCTCATCGTCCACCTTCTGCTCGGTGGCGGTGATGACGGCATCGATGACGAGCTGCTGCCTTGCGTATGGCTGGAAAATGTCAGCCAAGTCGGCAAGGACTATCTCGCCATCGGCGGGATAGAGAAACTCGCTATAGACGGTGTTGTCGCCTATGGCTATGGTGACGAGCACACGGCTCATGGAGGTAAGGATGTCGAGGTCACGTATGTTGTAGAGGAAGCACGTGCCCGACGGTGCTGATTTGATGGTCATCTTGTCTTTTTTTGATGCAAAGATAAGATGACGGGTGCGGATATAAAAATACGGAGAGCTACGCTCACGCGCCACCCTCCGTGAAATCTTTCAATTTAATCAGCCACAAAGGTAGTGATTTTCTTTGAAAGCAACAAATTTTATGGGAAAATTACTTGATCGGCAACACTCTCTCCCAGATTGCCCAGGCGATGGAACCGTCTGGCAGGGTCGCCAGCTGGTAGTCGCCATCCACGAGGTAGCTCACGATGGTCTCGGGGTCGATGGTTGCCATGGTAGATAGATCCGAGGCGATGTCCTCGGTGGTCTTGAAAGACTTCTTGTAGTCCAGTCCGCTCTCCTCGTCCTTTTTCGGTAGGTTGGAGCGGAAGTGGAAGTAGGCATCGAGCATCTGTCGCTCGATGGCTGACTTGGTCATATCTTTTGGCATGGTCAAACAAAATTAATGGGTTGAACTTCAGTTTTCACTTCCTCGTATGCTCTCTCGCATGTCTTGCGGAGCTGCTTGCGCTCGTATGCCGCATCGAAGAGGATGTTCCAATAGGTGATGCGAGCCGCCCAGAGGAAGTACTTCTCACGGAGTCGGCACACACGCTTGTCCGTGGCCACGAGGTGGTCGATGTTGTCTGTAAGGGCGCAGTAGGTGCGGTTGGTTCGGCAGAACTGTCTGTTGAACCTCGCACGCTCTGTCTGCTGCCATAGCTCGGTGTGCTCCTTGTCGAGTTGCCAGGCTCGCTCCACGAGTCGGCTCTGGACTCGCTGCCTCTTGCAGTCGAGCTCCATGATGCCCTTAGGCTTCTTTTTCATTTTTCGAAATCGTTTAGTTGCTTGTACTTTGCCAAGGTCATGCGGAATGGCTTGGCCTGGAATGACTGTGAGTTGTGAGAAAACGTGAAGTACCTACCATCGTACCATCTGACAATGCAATCAGAGCCGTACCGAGGATGGTCATAGATAATCACGTGGCTCACTTCGTTTCTTCTTATGAAGAACTGTATCTGGGTCTTGGCTGCATTCAAAGCTCTGCCTTGTCTCTGGAAAAACTGAATGTTGTAGAGGTCTTTCCACATAAGCATGCGCTTGCCCTTGCATCTCTTAGCTTTCTTCATCACTCACTCCTTTCTTCTTTGGTCTGCTCCATCCTGGGTGAAGTAAGCCGCTTGCATCGTCGAGAAATTGCCCCCCCGAATCTCTGAAACGCTCGAAGAGGTTGTGTCGCTCGGACTGGAGGCGGTTGTTGTTGAGACACCATCCGTTCTTCTCCCTTGCCTTTGCCAGGTTGTACTTATGCCCAGCCTCGTTGCGTGCCTTGGCAAACTTTCGCGTCAAGGCATCGTAAGTGTCCTTGGCACGCTCAAACTCCTCACGAGCCTTGCGGAAGTCGGCTAATGCGGACTTCTCTGCCTGTATGATGAAGTCGATGGTCTCGTTGTACTCACCCTGCACGGCAGCCAAGGCTACCTGGTAGTCAGAGCGTGCGTTGTTGGCTTGTTGGGTGTTCTCCTCCAAAAGCTTGTGGAACTCCTCCGTTGTCATCTCCACTGCTGTGTTTGTGCTGTTGTCCTTCATCACATCACCTCCCCTCCGAAAAAGTAACCACTCACTGCTATCAGGGCGAGGAGAGCCACGAAGCCCACCATGGTCTTCACCACGTCGCCGTAGGTGACGGTCTCCTCGCAGAGGTAGCTCATCGTCTCGCTCTTGGTCTTCAAGAGTCGTTTGATTTCACACTTGAGGGTAGCCACTCCCTCCTCCAGGCTGATGCCCACAGGTCTCACCTGCACTGCATCCAAATTCAATGTACTTTGCATATTGCATCGTCTTGTTAAGCGTTAGCAGCCGATTGTATAAAAGGGTGGCGGCTGCATTCCCCGTTGCTTAACAAGACGATGTCTCATCCGGAAGGACAATTCAAAATCTTACGGTTCATGCAGCCGCCATATTGATGCACCCATCCCATGAAGCCACGGGTACGGAGATGCTTTCGGGCATAAAAAAAAGCCTGCGGCAATGAAGCCTTAGGCGATAACGGTCGCCCCACCGGACAGAAACACTGTCGTCTTGTTAAGCGGTGGCAAAGGTAAGGAGAAAAAATGAAACCGCCAAATAAAAATGGAAGAATTTTCATATTTTGTGGAAAATTGTTATCTTTGCGGTGAATTTAGTAATATATAATAAGGTATGGAAGAAAGAAATGGCTTGGAGAAGAGCATCAGGGTGCTCTATCTGAACAAAATGCCCCCGACTTGGCTCAAAGTCGGGGGCGGTGAGACCTCAAAAGTCAAAGTGTTAAATTAAACGAGTTGAAGTCTTGAAAATTCATTTCCTAACTGATGAATACCATCTTGTATCTTACGCAATTGCGCATCTGAGATATAAGTATCGCCCTTTTTGTATTGGCGCATCAAGGCATCATTGATGCCCAAGAAGCGAGCGAAGGCACTCACATTTATCATAGAGTAATACTCAAAGAGGGAAGCCAAGTCAAACTTAAACTCAGGCTCGTTGGAGAAGACATCTGGCACATAACCAAGGCGCTCTTTCTCCACCTCAGCGACACCTTTCATAGAGTTGTTGAAATCCTCCTTAGCCGCTGCCACTGTGTTTCCTGTGCCTATCAATGTGTAACCATCCACATTTGTGTTGTATGCGATGTAAGAGCCATCCTCTTGCTTTTCGATTGAAACTTTAAATTTGTCCATCGTGATTATATTTTAAAAGATTTATATTTTATTTAAAAGGAATCGGGTTAAAACCCGATATCCTTTTTAAGTTTGTTCATTAATCCTTTTCTGACCTCCTGTGTCCAATGTCTTTCCAACATGATGACCTTTTTTGTCTCCTCGTTGATGTAGAGGTCGTGTCCGTTAAGACCTTTGTAGAATCTAAAGCCGTGGGCGATTGCGATTCTCTTTAATTCATTCCATTTCATATAACTTACTCATTTAATTTAACACTGCAAAGATACTACATTTTCGTTATATATCCAAATTTTTATATAACAAAATCGTTATATTAACTCATTTTTAACATTTGGGCATAAAAAAGCCCTCGACTTCGTGAAAAATCGGGGGCTTTTTCAAATTTCTTTATTGATTTGTGTCTAATTTTTCTTTTGGATAAATGGATGGAATTTTGTTGAGAACGAATACCACTGCAAGGCTGACAACAGTAGTGACACCGATGGCAATCGCTGCGGTGTCGTGTCCGTGCATAGCCAAGTCGTATGCGATGTAACCGAAGAAAAGAATAAGAATGGCCCCAATGATTTGTCCCAACGTGCTTTGGTTGAATTTCTTCTTGACGATGGTCTTTTCCACATCAATGCGATGATCCACTTGTTTCTCCGCCATTACCAAGATGCGGTCGGGAGCGCCAGGCAGCGTCTTCTCATACGCATCAAGATATTCAGGAGGTGGCAATGGTCCACTGAAGCTGCGTTCTTCCTCAAAAGCCATCATCGTGGCGAGAATCGCACTTCGTTTCTCCTCTGGGAGTTCCTGGAGGATGGCATTCACGTCTGCCGGGATGGCATCCTCCATTTGAATGATTTCCTTGTCTTTATCTTGCATAAAGCTGCTTTCTTTGACTGTTAAAAACTCTCCTTATATCGGAGTTGACGGTTTCCCAATCTCTCCTCAAGTCGGACGCATTGTCACCCCTCAAGTAATCATTGAAGAGGCTATTGTCGCCACCAATACTTCCCAAACTGCGCAAGCCCTCAAAGAATGGGTGGCGAGACACTGTCATAGAGCGTACGGCTCTACGTCTGTTAATCTTCATTGTTCTCATAACTTGCGTTTTAGTTGTTTTATTTCTTTTCTACCGCTGCAAAGATACGTTGTTTTTTCGAATATCGCAAATTTTAGAACAAATTTAACTATCAAATTGAGTATCAAAATGAAAATAAAGGTTATTTCCTCTTTATTTCATCATTTTTGAATGATGTCAAGAAATGTTCCTACCGCTTTCACCCCGTAATGCAATGGAGGGGTTTTCTCGAAAATGGCGCGTTTCTTGAGGCAATTTGCCCGAAAATTGCCATAAGTCGCCATTTTCGAGGGGCAATCGTGCTTGTGCGATTGGCAATTTGTGCCATTTTGCACAAATTTTCCACGGTCATTTTTGCCAACTTGTTGAAAACCACGGATTTTTCAAAAGTTGGTCGCAAAAAGGCGTGCCTTCCCTGTAAGGGTAGCCCCCACCGCCCTACGCTGGACGGCAATTGCCTCGGGAAATCACAGCGGAATATGTAACGCTTTTTCTTGTGGCAATTGCCGCCTATCGGCGGTCGGGAGCGAGTATGCAAGTAAGATGGGGCGTGTGTGCTCCATCCCTCCTATAGTTTGCCCTTGTCGTGGTAGCTATAGAACGCCCCATCCGTGATGATTACGTGGTCCATAAAGAAAAGTCTCATCACCTCGCACGCCTTGTGTATCTGCGTGGTGAGCCTATCATCATCCTTTGATGGATACGGGCTTCCACTTGGGTGGTTGTGTGCGAGTGCCACGATGGTGGCGTTGCACATCACGGCTTCACGCATGATGCGTCTTACGTCCACCGATGTGTCGGTGATTCCCCCCACGCTCAACTTGACGTGCTTCAATAGCTTGAAGTTTTGGTTCATCAGCAAAAGGTGCGCCTCCTCGACTTGCAGGTCTGCCATCATCGGGTGAAGGAAGTTGTAGATGGCTATGCTGCTGCCAAGGTCGGGGCGGTAGCCTTGCTTCTCCATCGCCTTGCGCTTGCCAAGTTCCAAGGCTGCGAGTATGGCAAGTGCCTTGCAGTCCCCAATGCCTTGCACCACTTGCATCTCGTACATAGACATCTTGCCCAAGGCGGTGAGTGAGCCGCTTGCCACGTTCATCAGTTGCCTTGCTTGGCTCATGCTCTCGATGGTTCCCGCCCCTCTGTTGATTACCATGGATAACAATTCCGTGTTGCTTAGGCTCTCGAAGCCATAGTTAGCCGCCTTATATTCCGGTCTCTCGTCTGCCAACATATCACAATATCTCTTCATCTTACGCTGCTTTCTTATGGTTTGACTTCTTGTTAATCTTCACTCCGCTTGGGAAACATCTCTTAGAGCGTGCCACGCTCTCATAGAACCCCTCCTCCATCTCTTGCAAGCATCCTCGCATTGAGATTGGGTCGTGGTGTACTGTGCGCCCCAGGAAGATTTCCTCCTCCACGTATGCGCCCACGGCTTCGAGTTGGCTCTTGAACTCCCCGATGGTCTTGCCACTTGTCAATAGGTCGTCAAACAAGATGACATTCTTTCCCTTGAAGAAATCTCCGTCCACGCTGACCTTGTAGATTTCCTCGCTGACGTTGTGGCTTCCTCCGTTGTGGAGTGGCTTGCGCTCCCCATAGATGTGCACGTGCTCATTTGCAGTCGTGACGTGGAGGATATTGCGAAGCATCGCTGCGACATAGGCGAAACGCTTGTTATACTTGGCTTGGCTGCTACAAGGTGCGAAAACCACCACATAGTCTTTCAATAGCTTGCCATAGCGTGTCGATAGGTAGTGAACGAGCAACTCGCCACAATAGCGTGATGCTGCCTTGTTGCCGCTCTTGAAGTCATAGACGAATTGGTTGTTAGCCATCTGTTGCTCCTTGTCGAAGCAAAGGTGCATATAAGCCGATGGCACGTACTCGATGAAATAGTTCTGTCTCATTTTTGATTTAATTGAAAGATTGAAAACTGTATTCTGGTAATGTTCGGGAGCCCAGAGATTTTCTCCCACTCCAGCCGTGGAGTATTTTTTTTAATTGCATTCCGTTCAAAGCCCGGTGTGCCCTTTCGATTTTTCCTGTGCCATCACACTGCGCTGGCAGAGACAAACCAGCGTGGGGTTCTGTGTTACACAAAAGGTAAAGGTTTAGCAAGGCGTAAAGAACCTTTGGCTTTTGTTAACCCAGGTTCATGCGCAGGATTGGATCGCCAGAAGCTACCTTTGCACAGGAAATTTCGGATGAGTACACATCACGGGTGGCGGAGAATGCGAGGATAAAATGTACGGAACGGCGGATCAAGCAATCCATCGCCCCATAGGGCGATACCGCTTTACAGAAACCCCAAAAAGGCTGCTACCCTCACGGGCAACAGCCTCCAATCAACAATAGAGAAAATAATAACTAATAACCTAAATATATAGAAAGCAAAATCATTTTCGGTAACAAGAGAGACCGCCCATGTATATGGCAGCCTGAGGGAACTTCTCAGCACCAATGCAGACGGTATCGAAGGCATCGGAGAAGTCGGTGCGGTTCTCCAGCCTGTCCTCGTCCGTCTCCACGAGCTTCTCACCTCGCTTGTCCTTGCCGTTGTTATAGACGGCAGCGCTCTCGATGGAGATAATCAAGTCCTCGTTGTTGTCCTGGTTGATGAGGATCATGTGGTTGGCCGCACCCTTGAACATGCGGTTGATGAGCAGCTGCTTCTCCAGGTGGTTCATCGGCTTGCCGACATAGACCTCCTGCACGAGCCATCCGTTCTTGCGGAGGATGCGTGCGATGATCTGGTAGAACTTCTCATTGTGGGTCGCATAGTCGTTGCCCACGAAGGTGGCATCATAATAGAAGATGACACGCTTGTCCTTGAGGTAGCGATAATAATCACAGAAGTCCTGAGCCAGCTCAGGCAGCTTTCGCTCGTACTTGACATAGAAGGAGTTGAGGATGCGCAGCTTGGTGTCAGAGCCAACCTGCCCCACTACGAGACAGTTGATGTTGGCGTTGGCATCGGAGCCGATGATCAGCGGTAAGCCGTCCTCGATGTCGGCATCCATGCGGCAGTCCGTCTTGTCGTGCTTGGGATTGAATCCATACTGCAGATCGTCAAGATAGGTAATGTTTGGTGCAGTGTAGAAGTTGCGGTCCTCGTCAAGACCGCTATAGAAGCCATCCTGTGCAATGCCGACATGCTGGCACATGATGCTTGTGAGGAAGGTCATCTTGGGGAGGTCTCGTTTCATCTGCCGGATGAAGTCCTCTCCAAGGACTGCCAGGTTCTGTATGCTGGAGCATCTGGAATATACGAGGCAATAGGAGCGCAGGGAGTGCAGCACCCTCTCGTATTTCTTGACCTGTGCCACGTAGTAGTCGTATCGCTCCGGGTGTGCCGCCAACTTGTTGCGGATGGAGTGCAGCTGCACCAGCACGGTCTCCAGCGTGGCCACAAGCTCCTTATCCTGTTTCTTCTCCCACTGCATGAACCAAGAGCCTTTCTTGGTGGCAGAGGTATCGGATGTGATGGTCATGCCATGGTGGAGGCAGCAGTCACCAAAGAGCTGCTTGTTGCCACGGTTGGCCGGGAGCGTCTCATTGTTGAGCTGCTCCCAGTCTATGAACTTGGCCTCGTCCACGAAGACGTGGTCAAGGGAGAGCGAGTTGGAGGTACCGCTTCGGTCTTGCGATATGATGTTGAGATAGGAGCCATTGTAGAAGGCGACCGTATTCTCCCAGTTCATAGGCATGAAGTGAGGGTCTTGCCAGTGCAAAGCCTTCCAAGGCTTCTTGCCCACGACATAGTGGACATCTCGCTTGTACCCCCACTCCTCCAGGTGAACGAGTGCGGACGGCAGGATGTTGGTCTGGCATCTCTTGACCGATGGGGCGACCATGGCGAGGCAAGATCCTGGCATGTGCTGCACCGCATAGAGGATGCGGCCAGCCTCGACCACGCCCTTGCCGGTACCACGCCCCCACTCGCAAATCAAGTCGTGTGGCATCATCATGAGCACCCTCGACTGCTGGTCATTGAAAAAGAGTTTTTTAGGTTGTCTTTCCGTCGTCATTTGGCAACTCCTCAAAGTCAGCGTCCTCTATGTCCGGCATGGAGTAACGCTTCTCCATTTTCTTGATCTTTGCTCGAAGATTAGGAATCCTCTGCAAACCGATGATCGTAGGATCGTCAGACATAGTGAACTCAATCGGCACGATCTTGTCGAAGGCAAGTTCCGGCTCGTCAGGCTTGTCTGTGCGGTTGTTTATGATGCGGTTTTTCTGCATCTGTGCCAACGCACGAAAGTCGCCAGCCGCCTTTGCCGCCTTGCGGTCCTCGTCTATCTCCTGGTTGACCTTCCATCGCCAGAACTCCTTGGATGCGGCGTTGAGATTGCCGAGCATGAGCTGGCACAGATGGATATCATCGTATGCCTGGCTCTCTCCCACCCCGAACATGGCTTTATCCTGATCCACCATCTCACGGACGGTGTATCGTGGATAACGAAGCCAGAACGCATAACAGCCCCGGAGTCTCTCGACCCTCTGCTTGACGATGGTCGAGAGGTGGAGGTCTTGAAGCTCATCCTCGTTGAGGGGCATGTACTTCATGTAGTCATCAACGTTGACTGGTAGGCTCATATCAGTTGAGATTGGCAATGATCTGCGAGAGTTGCGACATGAGCGACTGATATGCGCCAGGCGAGCCCACCTTAGCCAACGCTATGTTATTGGCTCGAAGCTCGCTTGCGGTCTCAGCCAGTCCCAAGAGATATTTCCGTCGATAAGGCGAGCGAGGCTCACGCAGCTCCATGAGCAGTGCCATGGACTCATCGGATGGCAAGTCGAGCAAGAGAGGCACATCCTCCACGGGTGTCATGTTCTTGCCCTGGTCATAGACCGCCTGCAGTAGCAGTTCACTGCTGTCGAGAAATGGAAATTGTTGTCGTATCATCGAGCAAATCATTTAGCATGTTACGTAAATCGAGATAGACATCCCTGTCCGTGGTGACGAATGTGCATTCCGCACGGTCGCCATAGGTTTGGTTTTGGGATGTTATCACGGAGACTAACCAGGCATCGTTAGCGACCAAGACCATCTTGGAGTGGTTGAGCGTCAGCTTGACCTCGTCAAAGGCCTCCGTCATGAGACGGCTCAGCTTCAAGGTTTTCTGTGAAGCCTTGATGTCAGCCACTAACGTTGCATGGTGAATGAGACCTCGCTTGCGAAGGTTGAGCATACCGCAAAGGAAGGCATCGGATGTGGAGAAGGTAGTGACCGCCACATCAGCGGCACCCGTCTGCTCCAGTATCCATCCGAGCAGTCCGAGGGTATGCAGCCCTTGACCGAGGAAGGTCTGTGAGCTATTCCGCTGGAGCGGCTTCAGCACCTGCTGAATCTGCTGTGCCCTCATCGGTTGCCTCCTCGTTGTCGCCAGGCATCTCTATGCCAGCCTGCTTGATCTTGGCGATGGTGTCAGGCTTGATGTCAGCCTTGGCATCGAGCAAGATGTTGACACGCTGCTCCACGTTAGCCTTCAATTTGGCAGCCTGCTCGTCCTTGCCATCCGACTGCAGCTGGATGAGCTTGTCAAGGTTCTTGGTGAGATAGCTGCGTGCGTTGCCTATGGTATTGGCGGAGATCACGACTTCCGTCTTAGGCTCCGCATCCTCATTTTGTGCGGTTTCATCGGGATTGAAGTGGTCATATTCCTCCATCCCCTGCTTGTAGGCATAGTAATCCGTCTTGAGAGTGACGAGCATCTTCTGGAAATCCTGGTTGGCGGCATTCAGCCCCTCGTATCGGTCACAGGACTGCTCATAGGCCTTGCAAGACTCAAAGAGCTCCTTGATGCGCTTCCATCTCTGGCAGTTGGCATCCCAAATTTCCTTGATTTCATCGGGGAGAGTGTCGTGATCCTCTCGCTTGCCCTTGGCGATGATGGCAGAAGCATCGATGGAATCGGTGATTTCAGCCTCGGACGCAGGCAGATGCGGTGCCAGCTCAGCGTGCTCCGTGTCAGCATTCTCGGTCGTTTCGACCGCATGCTGTAAAATAGGTGTCACCTCACGGTCGAACTTGCGCACCTCGTCGAGGGTCAAGCCATCGACACGGTATCCGTAGTGCTTCTGCAGCTCATACTTGAGATGCTCCAGCATCTTCTGCGGACGCAGGATGATCTGTTGGTAGAGGTGTCTGTTATTGTTCATCTGCAGAAGGAGCATCGCTCCCTCTCGAATATTTTTATCAGTGTGTTCGCTGTCGAACCACTGCTTGATGCGTTGCGTGAACTTTACGTCATTCATAAATGCGAAAACTAAAAAGGCGAGGCGAGCCATTGAAAGCTTCGCCCCGCCACGGCTTGTTTAACTGGTTTTATCGTATGTGCATATATTATGCCGGTAAGGATTTCAAGTCTCCAGTCTCACCAGAGTAGATGCCCTCAGCGGTTGGGATGTCACCATAGTAGAATGGTGGCAAGGTCTCACAACCCACGGACAGCTCGACAGTGGTGCTGGTCTCGTCTGTGACGGAGGAACCAGAGGACTGAGAAGGAGCCACTGAGCACTCAAAGTTATCGTCACCATACTGACGGCACTTGCCGTTGCGCTGAGGGATGAGTGCGATGACATCCTCATTGAGCAGCATGGAGGCGAGTGCGGACTGCTCCTCCTCGGTGCCAGGGAAGACGATGGAGAGCTTGTTGAGCATGGTCTTGCTGCCATCCTCGCCCTGTGACTCAGAGGAGAAATTTGACTTGTCGGTGGCGAGATAAGCCACGATGAACTTCTTGTCTGCCGCCATGGTGTGCGACTCCTTGATGACGAGGTAGTCCTTCATGGAAGCCGCCTTCTCCAACTGAGGCTTTGCCAGTGCTGTGATATATCGGCGAGGTGCGAGGAAGACACGGCGACCCGTACCCGGCAATCTCTTCGCACCCGGACACTTCAGAAGATCCTCGTAGAGGTCAACGGAATCGGTGCATGATTTCTTAGTATCTGCCATATTATATATAATAATGTGTTATTGGAAGATGCTACCCCTACTCTGTAGGGATAGTATCATAACCGAAGAGGATGCGCTCCTTGCTGATGGTCTCGAACTGAGTACCGAAGTACATGGTAGCCACGAAGTCGATCAGGAAGTGAGACGTGAGTGAGTCCTTGCACTCGAACGTACAGTTGTCGCCCTCGGTGGCGAGACCGATGAGCATGTTGCTGCCTGGAGTGATGATCTTGTAGCCAGTCGGCATGTTGTCAAGACCGACGAGCGTACAGTTAGGACATCCGTCCAACTGAACCTTCTCGAATTTGCCGTTGTAGTTGACATTGCCATACACGCTTCGGTAAGCACGCATATAGAGCATCAGTTCCTGGCTGCTCATGAACATATATGTCTTCAACTGCTTCAGCTTGTCGTCAGCCTTGTCATAGAACGCCTCCAATGCATCGACCGCATTGACGTTGGTCAGCTTCTCCGTCTTGAAGAGGTTGCCTTTCTCCACAGCGACGCTCTTGTTGGTGACAATCTCCTTGTCTGAGATAGTCTTGAAGCCATCGTAGAGGTCGATGGTCTTCTTGCCTGTAGGGTTGCGCTTTGCGGTAAATAAGGTATTGAAAAAAGCCTCGCCGGTCTTGCCAAAGAGGTAGGCACCCACGATCTTTGTGATTGGTTGGTTCTTGAGGGCATCGCCCTGGAACACGTTGGAGCCATAGATGGACTCACGAACCGCATTTGGCTCAAAAGGCTTGATGCCAGAGCCAAGGTAAGTCTCCAAGGTACGACCAGCAATGGTAACGCCATTCTCGTCGGTACGAGTGAGAGAGTAAGGACCAATCTCCATGTCGCCATCCAACTGTCCAACGGTCTCCTTGCCACGAACGCCGACACGGCGGCTCATGTACTTGGCAACCTCATCCAACGCACGTGAAGGAATCTGTATGAGATCCTTGCGGTACTTGGCAAAGCTGGTGTTGAGTGAATCGGGAGTGATCTGAATAGTAGAACCTTCGGTAACAGCCATTTAGATAATCTGTTTTACTGCGTTGAACAATTGACCAGCATCGAGATCCTCTGCGCCATCGTCAACGGTGTCGTTGGTCTGTGCGCCAGGAGCCTTCTTGAGGTCGGCGATCTCCTGGTCTTTGTTTTGAATGCTCTTGTCCTTGTCCGCAATCTGTTTCTCCAGGTCCTTGACCTTGTCCTGTGCGGCGGTGAGAGAAGTCTCCGTGTCGGTGATCTTCTTCTCCTTCTCGGCAATGGCATCCTCGATTTTCTGCATCTCTGCATCGGTGAGAGTGACTTTCTCATCGGTTACCTCAAAATCATCCTTGCGGTCAAGGATGGTTTGGAGGTTGAGGAATTTCTTCTTCATTTCATTGATTTTGTTGTTATTCTTGAAGAACTCCTTGACACCGTCAATGACCTGTGTCATGAAGCTCTTGGATGGGGCGGTCGTATCTGCGGTCGAAACGAGCGGAGGAAGTCCAAAGTCCTTGCAGAAGGAGTTGGTGAATCTCTTGACCATGTTGGTCTGACGCTGCTTGTCCTCGTCATCGAGGGAGCGCACCTCGTCTATCAAGCCGAAATCCAAGGCTTGCTGAGGTGTCATCCAACTCTCCTTTTGCATCTGAGCGAGAACGTCCTCCGAAGTCTTGCCCGACTTGCCGGCATAGACGGAGGCGATGACCTTGTCTATGGTGTCGAGGTCATCACGCTGCTTCTTCCACTGCTCAATGAGCCGGTCAAGTTTCTCCTTGTTGGCAGACTCCCAGACGGTGACACCCGTCGATGCATTGTGGATGAGCATGGTGCTGCCGTCGCTCATGGTGACGTGCTGCGCCCCCATGCAGAGCACGGTGGCGATGGAAGCGGTCATACCCATGATGTGGATGTTGACATGACCATGATCCTTAATGAGCTGGTAGATGGTCAACCCCTCATCGACATATCCGCCCGGTGAGGAGACAGCAATGTTGACCTCCTCGTCGGCGTGTGCGTCAAGAAAGCTCTTGACATCCTTCGAACGTGTGCCATAGGTGCCAGACCACCAGTCGTAGCCCTGTCCTATGGTGCCGCTAATCATCATACCGTATTTCATGCGCTTGTCTTTTTTGATGCAAAGGTAAGCATGGCAATTGCCAAAATAAAATACGTAAGCTACTGAATCAGCGGTGCTTTTCGGGTGGCTGTCCATGACACGGCGACCTCATTCAAGGTGCTCGTGCCATAGGAATCAGGGTGAACCTCCGAGACCGTTGCAATAGGATAAGGTCGTGATGGGATGCCCAGAAGACGCTTGCGACCATCGATGTCTGTCACCAGATAGGCATAGATGGTGTCCGTGTCAATGTCCTCCTCACATGTGCTATATGTGAGTTTGTGCGTATATGTGCGCACCTTGTCATCCACTTTTTCCGTAATTTCGAGCTTGGCAGGACGCTTGAAAGTGACTTTTTCCCAATCGAGGTTGTCGGGAAGAGAAAAAGTCTTGTTGCCCAGCAGTGCATCAAACGGCAAATTTTCGACAGGGATGCGCTGGATGTCGGTGATGAAGTTGAGATGTCTCATAATCTTGAATCTGTTCGGGGTTGTTCGCAACTGTTCGCAGTTGTTCGGGGTTGTTCAAAAAAGGGGTATATAGTAGATGAGATTTTTGCGTTAAATAATGTTTTTTCTGTTTCTCTCATTCGAGAAGAGATTGATGCCCTTCTCCTGATGCGCCTTTCGCATGCGATACCACTTCATGCGTATGGTCTCGGCATAGTCAATGTCGATGCCATGCGCCTGACACCAGGCACGGAAAGCGGACATCTTGGTGCAGGAGGTGTCACTGAGGTCTCCAAGGTCTTGCCACATATTGATGCGGAAGAGATCATCAAGGCTCTCGCAGAGTGCCTGCTTGCCATAGGATGTCAGAAAGTTGTAGGTCTCAGGGCTTTTGTATTTGCATGATGGGATGGAGATGGCGACAGCCTTGTCTGAAGGCTGCTCTGGTATGTTATCGGATGGGCGCTTGGTGGTCAGTCTCCTGATGACAGCGTTCTCGCTGGAAGATGGAGGAAAGACCACTGGGTCGCCGTAAGCATGGGTGAGCCATTGCTTCATGTATGGCTCGACATCGAGGTAAATAACAAACTTGCTCATCGGTATTTGATTTAAATACCGCAAAGATAAGAAAAATAAACGAGAAAATACCGCATTTGCGGTAATAAATATAACAAAGGTGGTACAAATAGGCGTTTTGAAGGGGAAAAACAATAAAAATATTTGGGACACCCAAAAATGGGCGTTTCAGTTGTGGCATTTGTGGCATTTTTGATAAGCGTCTGATTATCAGACATTATCTTATTTATATAAATGCCACATTATATAAATAAAATGCCACAATGCCACAACTCCCTCTTGACTATCCTTGCCGTTGCCACAAAATGCCACAGAAATGCCACAATGCCACAACCTCTTAACTGCTTGAAAATGAGCGATGCCACAAATGCCACAAATGCCACATCGAAAAAGGTGTACGTATGTATCTGTCACTTATTGACAAGAAAAAAGCCCCAGGGATGGACACTTCCATCCCCGAAGCCTCGGATATGATCTAAACAAATAACGCACTAAAATCCTAATGTGGGCACCCCTGCCTCCTCCAGCTCCCTGTCGGACATCTGGTATGGGTCTTTCTGCGGCTTCTCCTCATCGCCGGTCTCCGTCTCGAAGTCGATGCCATACCTCTCGGCAACCATCTGATAATCGAAGCACAGCGGCCTGTCCTTATACCATAAGGTCTGGCGACCCACCATGTTGCCGTTCTCGTCAAGTTTCTCAACTGTCTCGGGCAGTCCGTTAGGAGCGAACTTCTTGAAACGCTCCGCATTCTTGGCCGTGCCATAGAACTCCGGACCTATCTGAAGGTAATGAAGCAACGACTCCTTGGGGAGGAGATTGACATCCATGGAGCGACCGAGCTTGCGATAGATGGCCATGGTGATATCCTTGCGCACCATGAGAATGCTCTTAGGCTGTGACCAGTTGTCAATCTTTGCCTTATTGGTCGTCAGGCTGCCCACGAGTTTGATCTTGAAGTCCTGGTCCTTGCGCAGTTCTCCCATCTGGACGGCAGCGTTGATGATATTCCAGAAGCCAGCCACCTCGTCCGTGGAGTTGCACATTGAATTCTGTCTCTTGACATCTGCGACCACCACCTTCAGTAATTCCTCGTATGTGAAAGGAAGCTTCGCATAGTCCTTGATGGCGAGGTATGAAGCCAAGAGGACAGTCCAGTTTGTCATGATGCGGTCGAGGATGTTGTCATCCTCCAATGCAGTCTCCAAGTCCTCCACCGCCTTTTTCCAAGCCATGCCGAAGGCTGCCTGGAACTGCTCACGATGCCTGAGCAACTCGATGGTGATATGTGTGGCTCCTATTTGGCGGAAACGCTCCAACTCTGCGAAGTGCTGCTTCTCCTCGCGCGTGTGCTCGCCCTTGTCGAAGGTGAGATAGATGATACGTGTGAAGAGGGCGATGTCGGCGGTCGGCATCTCCTGCCCCGTGAGGATGATGCCGGAATCGACCTTGGCCTGCACCAGTTTCTTGTCCTTGTCCATATTCATCTTGGCACGTCCCACTCCATTCCAAAGGTCTTTGAGCCATTGCACCTTGCGGTTGTCGATGGCGTTCTGGTACTCATCGATGTGTACCAAGGCGTCATTGACACTACCCACATAGTCTGAGAGTGCCGGAAGGGACGCACTGTTGATGGATAGCGGCTCATACTTGGTCTCATACTTGTAGAAAAAGTTCATGAGGGTTGCGGCGAACTCGGTCTTACCGCATCCCTTGGGACCAAAAGCGTTGAGCAATGGGAAGGAGCGACTCTTGGTGATGACAATGTCACGGAAGAGCGTGGCGATGTAGAAGCACAAGCCCACCATGGCATTCTCGCCGAAGACCTGCACCACCTTGGCGAAGAAGTCTGCTTGCGAAGTCGGATGATCCATCATCTTCTCGTGGCGGAATTTCTTTTCATTGACATACAACTCCCTGCTGTCGATGTTGAGCTTGCTCATGGCAGGAAGATAGAACTTGCCAGCGGTCAAGCGTAAGATGCCCATGTCATCGATGGGCATCCAGGAGCCTTGCTCAATGGCTCCATTGCAAAATGCATAGAAGCCCTCACGCTGCCATCCGAGCTGCTTGATAGGGTCTGCGGTCTCCGTCACACGTCCGAGATAGCCCAACAATTTGATGAGCTGCTCATCCTTGGCCATCCAGATGTAGTCGCCCATGCCGAAAAGACGCTTGCGCAGGGAACTGCTGGATGTGATCTCCTCCATATTCAACTCAATGAGACGTGGTGCCGTCTCTGGGTTGTTGTTCTTGATCTCGAAAAGTCTGACTGGGTTGAAGTCATCACGTATATGGAAGAGCGGCTTCAGTTTAAAGTTGCTCCACTGAATCTCGTCACCGTCCTTGTTGGTGCCGAAGTATGAGTTGTCGTGCTCGACGAAGCCAAACTCATGGAGCATGCGGAGGTCTCCCTTGCGCTCCTTCTCCTGCTTCTCGGCAGCTGCTGCCGTCTTGGAACGCTTGAGCGCATCCTTCCATTCCCGGTTATGCTTGTAGATGGAGCAAAGAGACGAGAGATAGCTGCTCTGCGTGTCCTCGTCACGAATGAGCATCAGAAGGGAACAGATGTCGCCGATGGCCGCCAAGCGGTCTTCGGTGGTGAACTCCTCGATGCCCTCGGGCGTTGGCCAATACTTACGCTTGCAATACCAGAAGATGAACTCCTCCTCACGCATCTGGGAGAACTTGCCCCTATCGACAATCCAAGAGTCGGGGTCTTCTTTCTTGGGCGCAGGATAATCAACAGGAATTTCACGGACGTTGACGGTGAAGCCGGCTTGCAATGCCGCACGGCCATTCTCGAAGACGTTGACCGTGCCCGCAGGCCATTTGTTGCCTGGCTTCAAGGTGTCGGCATCCGGTATGAATGTCACCTTGCGAGCCAACTTGAAGAGCTGCTTCAACTGGTTGGGCGTCCATGCACCTCCAAGGCTCGCCACGGTATTGAGGATGCCGATGCTCTGAAGCTTCACCACATCGGGTCCGCCCTCCACCAAATAGAACTTGTCCTGCAGACGTGCCTCCTTCTGTGCGAAATTGATGCCGAAGACGGATGTGTCCTTGTGATATACGAGGCTGTTCTTCAGATTGAGGTACTTGCATATGTCCTTGTTGTCGGACATGGTGCGAGCCGTGAATCCTATGACACGGCTCATTTTGTCATAGATAGGTATGGTGTATCTGTCACGGAGCATGGCATACTTGCCACGCTCACCCTCGCCGACAAGGCCAACCGCCTCCAAGTTGTCGAAGTCGAGTCCTTTGGTCTTCGCCCAAGCGAGGAATCCCTCCTTAGGCGCATATCCTATGCCGAATGTGTCTATGGCATCCTCACCCCAGCGTGCCTTGACCGCCTCTCTCGCCTTCTGCGCCCCGGCATTGCTCTCCCTTATGCAGTCTTGGAAATACGATTGAGCGTAAGAGAGGACGATGCGCAGCGCATCCGCCTCTTTCTGCTTCTCAATTTCCTCATTGCTTGGCTTGTAATCATCCTCTATGTCCTCATTGAGGTATTTCTTGGCAAGGTTGCGGCACGCAATCGGGAATGGTAGGTCATTCTCCAATTTGCGGTATAGGCTGATGACGTTACCACCAGAGTGGCAGCCGAAGCATCGCCACGTGTTGGTAGCGGTATCGACATAAAAGCTAGGACCGCTCTCCTTGTGGAACGGACAGCACGCCCAGTGCCTTGTGCGACTGCTCTTGGCGATGGTGATGCCACCATCCTTGGCGACCTCAAGGATGTCAACATCACTGATAATTCTATCTATTATTTCTTGTTTAATCATATCACGTTATTTTGTTGCGGCAAAATTAGCCCATATTCCCAACTATGAAAAATACTACACCAATCTGCGCATAATCTTGTCGATGTCCTGGTTGACAGCGTAGAGTGGAATCTTTCGGAAGGTCTGGCTCCGCTCTATCAAAAGGCACATCAAGGCATCCTTATATTTGCCCCCCCGATTGTTCCATGCGCGCTTGATTTGGTCATCCGACCAAAAACGTATGCGGTAACGGTATGCTCTCAT